ACCGATGGCAATAGCGCGACTCAAACGCGGCATCTGCTCCATCACAGAGCGTAATTCATCCCCCCGCAATACACCAGAAGCAAATGCCTGCCCTAACTGAATCAAAGCCATACTTGCCGTTCGAGCTGATACGCCCGATACTGCAATGGCCTGTGATATTGCTTTCGTAGTTACTGCCATATCTTGTTGGCTAAGCCCTAATTCGGTAGCATTACGCGCCATCCTCTCGTATACTTCCGCCACAGAAGTAAACGCACCACGAGTCCGTTGCGCAATTTGAAAAAGTGCTCCAGTAACAGTTCCAAGTTCTTTAGTGGATTGAGTAACTACGCGAATGCGGTTTTGGGCAAACATCCACTCATCCGCCCATTGGCTAATCTGACGAATGCCCATCCCCGCAGTAACAGCGAGTACAGCTCTACGAAGAAGGTCCATGTGAGAAGTTGTTCTATCCGCAGTACCCCCAATTTTCCCTAACTCAGTGCGGATAACACGGCCTCCACGTACTACACCACTAGAATCAACGACTACTTCTATACGTTCCTGCATGATGTTATTTGCCTCGTTGTCTTTCCTGCTGTCGTTGTCGTTGCTCCTGTTGTTCCGCTATATGCTGCAAATAACCTTCATCTGTCATACGAATTACATCATAAAAAAAATCAAAATCCACAACTTCATATTCTTTCGCGTATGTACGAATCGCCGTCCAAGGAATAGCGCCCAGCCCCATCCCATTAACTCGGCAAGAAGAAAGATCGACAAACGCCCGCCAATAAAATTCATCGAGAATATCTACTTGGGGAGCATCAAATATTCCTGGGGGCGGTGGATCGCCACGCGCCTCCGCCGCCGCCAAAATCTTCTCCTCATTTTTGAATGTGTCCTGTTGGCGATAAATCAGGACTTCAATCAGTTTTTTGCTATTTCTTCAGATTCCAAATTAGAGAAATTACTTTGATCCGAAGACGCATCATATAATTCTCTGAAAAGATCCGGGAGCGCCCGCATCAAATTCTCCGCATTCTCTATAGTAAATGAAATCCTCTTTCCATTTTGATCGAAAACGCCCTTCCATCCCAATAGCACCGTTCTGGAAAAAACACGAAGAAGCACCTCGTTTGCTACTTCGTTATCCAAAAAACCACGATCAAAAGATCTCCGATGTGGTCTCATTTTTCGTGCCATAAGACTCTTGAATTTCTGATTACTCCCTCCCGCTCTCGCAAGCAAAAACTGAGTTCCGCCAGCACCCGGAATCCAAACACCATCTACTTCCTTATTGGAATCAGTCCCGTATACATTGTAGATACTTTCAGTTTTAGTTGGATTGGAATCTTTTGGAGTGTCTTGTTCTTTGCTCATGGTAGTCTCCTCTTATTTTATATAAGGGGGGCGAAAAGCCCCCCACAACACGTAAGTTAAGCAATAGGAATGAAATAATACCGTCCAACCAAAATAGTATACCCCAATGTTGCATCCATATACGCCTGAAATCCAAGATTCAATGTAACATCTTGATTTCCCCCAGGCACTTCAGGATTGCCCTCAGAAAACTTCAGAGAGGGAATATCGATCAATAGAGTAATGTCATTCGCCGAATTGTCAAAACGAATATCAAAACCACTATTTGTATTGTCCAAGAGATAAGTCAACAAGTCCTTATCCCCAAAATATGTATTAAGAGAACCAGACACATTACATTGCCCTACTCCAATATCTACCGCGCCTACTGTCCCCACTGCTTTATTAGACCGCAAATTATTATTGATGGTGATAGTTGCGCCTATTACATAATTTAATTCTGTCCCGCCAATGGCAATCCTGCCAACGTCAGAGGAGGTATTAAGTACATCATCCACTCCCGCATCTATTTCAGAAGACGCTGTAGAACCACTTTCATTCACAGAGCCTTCTTTTCCCAAGAAAGAAATGGACGCCGTTGCTACAGAAGCCGAATCCGCGTTAATCGTCATGGTATTGATTTCCATGCCGGTGAATAATTGATAAGTTACAGGAGAATGATCTTCAAACTGTTCCTCAATGGTATACGACTTTTCTGTAGTGCCATTGTTCATATAATCCCCAAAATAGATTTCAATGAACATAGTCGCCGCAGCATCCGCCGCCCAACCAGAAGGCAATCGATCAGTATCTAGTGTCAGGGCATTACCATACGTAATCGTTCCATCTGCCGTATTATCTGTTACAGCCTCCTCCACTGTTATAACTGTATCCGCGACAACAAGAGCAGAACTAGCAACAGTCCAAATCCCATCATTAGCAGTCGAACCCGCAATCGAAAAGCGAACACCTGCTGTGAACACTTCAGTATAATCTGCACCATCAACCTGAAATGTCCCCGCACCCGCACCACCTATAACAGCAGCAGCAATAGTGTAGTCAGTGCCCCCCGTTACCGTAGTCACTCGAACCCAATCATTATCCACCGCCGTTCCAGTAAATGAATTAATCCCAGGAGCGGTTGTATTGCCACCACCTAATTTAATCCAACTACCCGCAACAATTCCAGTATTCGCAACGATTGCCGCACCAGCAGTAGATGTAACCAATGTAGTGAAATCAAAAGTCGTAGATGCAATTCCTACAGAAGTGGCCATAAACTCTGCCTGTTTCCCACGAACACCAACCGTGCGTAATCGCGCTCCTACGGGGATGTCCGCCGCCTCAGTTGCTGGGGTGGGAATTGCACTTGGGGCTGTTACACCTAGCCCAATAGGACACGCTTGAATCGTAGTAGTCGTAGCTCCCGGCCACACCCACCAATTCTGATTATTATTTGCAGTTGTGAAACCAGAAACTTGCATAATCGTGCCGCCCAAAAAGTCATCACCTTGGATAATTTCCGCACCGGCATCTACAGTGAAGGTTCCCATAATAATGTCGCCTTCACCAGAGCTATTTTCAAGAACGCCAGTTTCAGTTACTACAATTTCTGTATTGGAAATAGCAAAAGTAGATGTTTTGATTTCATAAACGCCAGAATCCGCCTCTGCGCCATTATCGAAGAAAATGAAATCCCCAGCCGCGTAGGTACTTGTTACATCCCCAACAACTTCAAGCATATTTGAAGCCGCAGTAACCGACGCCACATCTGTTGTGGTGACAGTTAAATCATCAATTCGGGTATCTGCCGCCCCAACAGCATTTACAATAGTTGGCTGCTCAGTCCAAGAACTGAATAAAGCGCCTTCAAAAAACATATCAAAAACGCCCACAGACAATTCATGGTCCAAATCGCCCTTCGCTTCCTTGTCCGTAAGAATCAAACCCGCAATTTGACGATCTGAACGGATCTCTTCGCTAACTACATTAGTGAGAGCCTGCGCAAGGTTAGGAGCGCCTGTCAATCGTATAGTGTTAAAAGCGCCTGTTTCTGCCGTGCCCCAAGTACTCTCTTCCGCCGCTATTACTTTAACTCTATTGGTGTCTGACATGATGATCTCCTTATTTCGTTATAGTATAAATAAATTGCGCATTTACGTTTTGCTGAAACCATTTTCCATCCGGTCCCACATATCGAATATGGGCATCACGAAACCAAATTCCGCTTATAGACTCACCCTCAAATATATTCTTAGCATTTTCACAATATCCATCGTTATCCGAAGTCTTTCCATTTCCAATGGGTGTAAAAACCTGAACCACAATCCATCCATAATATCTAAAACCACGACTACCTGTTCCCCCCATAGATACCTGTTCACCATCATCAAATTGAATACTAAAACGAACCCAAGGCGTGTCATCGTTAGGCGGTCCATAATCATCGTTATCATAAGATACTTCAGTCTGCGCAGCCCAATCCGAAATAAATTGCGCCTGAAGAGCGTCCTTAATATTCGTGATCGAAGTAAGCGCCACTATACTAAGCCTTCACTTTCCTCACTGCTCTACTGATCGCCCGCAGAACAAAGTTCCCCGCTATTTGCCGCGAAGATCCACTATCCAATTTTACAATGTACGGAACGTTATTCACAATATAAATAGGAGCGCCTTTGTACCCACGTATGCCAGATGTTTTTATGGCAGACAACAAAGCCGCGATTCCTGCTGATTGCTCTGGACTACTCTTCAGCAAAACGCCGCCCCCACCTTCGGCCCGTACCGGCCTTTTCCCCACTGCCTGGAGCACTTGAAACCCGATAGTGGGAAGCCAATTGACGCTCGCCCATCCTGTATCCTTCGGCGTATCTATCTTCAACTCATTCGTAATCCTAAGCGCAAGTAGAGGTGCTCGTCGAAATAAACGCGGCTCCAACTTTGTTTTATAAAGGATACCAAAACGATCTTTATATTTATTAGAGTTTAGCTGAACCATATCATTTCCTTATCTGTAATTCAGCTACGCAATCTACGCCGGAAACTTCAACACGAGAAACACGAATAATCTCCCATGTATCCGTTGTGATATTTCCATCTACCGTACCGTCCGTAATATTGCCTGTGACCGTAATCACTGTATCCGATCCTGATAATGCCGAACTATCCACAGTCCAAGACCCGTCATTCCCCGTGGACCCCGTAACCACAAACTCCTTCCCACTCGTAAAAACAGAAGTGAGATCCTGTGTGAGAATCGTAAATGTCTCAAGCGTATCATCGACGCCCCCAATAGCATAAGAATTATCCATGAAAACATCGGCTGTTGAAATTGTAATTCCTAAATCCTTAATATCCGCAATAACGCGCCGATCACCATATAATATTCGAGTGCCGTCAATTAAATCATCATCATAATCAGATATAATGACAGTAAGAACATAATCAGTATATGTAATTGACTTTCCCAAGGAAGGTTTTGCCGCATTAATCCAACTACTCCCAGAAGGACGGCGGATAACGATGGATTTCCCTATCTCCGCCGCAGCATCAGCCAAACCGGATAATATGTCTGTTGCTATAGTCGTATCGCCCATCAGGAATCCCAATCATCTCTATTTTGATTTAGCCGAGCAGGATTATCCATCTGCCCGACTTGAAACGCTGGCTGAACTCGATCATTATCCTCTCGTTGAGTCTCCATCGCATCTTGTGAAATGCCCGTCAATTCAGGAGCGCCGCCCGAAGCCGCCCCATCTCCACCACCACCCTCCCGTCCTCTAAAATCGTAAGCATCAGCCAATCTCATATAGTGTTCATACTTTTGCTGAAGTTCGATTTGGACACTACCGGCGGCAGTTTTCACTTTCTCAGAAAATTGCGCCGCGATAGACCTTGCCGCCAAAGCCGCCGCCCGGTATACCGTGGTTTCAATAGCCAACAATACGGTATATTGTGCCGTGGACAACAACTCATCGCCACCCGAAGGATCGTCTAATAAAATCCTGAGTTGTGCTTCAGTCGCAGCCACAATCTATCCCCCCTTTCTCTCACGGGCCACTTTCTTCCTTAGCTTTTTAGGTTTTGTGGCCGTCTCCGCCGCTACCGCACCCTCCGATTTCATATCTTTTGTCGGCAAAGTCTTTTGTATTTTTTTATCTTTCAAGACAGGTTGGACTCTTCCGCAATCATACATTTGTCGTACTCTACGCCATGCTATGGACATTCTCTCGTAAGGAAAAACATCCCCAGCTTTGAAATTTCGATTAGCACAACGAAAAGATTTCGCCGCTTCTAAAACCTGCCCCTTATAAATCGGCGGTCTAATAATAGCCATCTTTTTGTCTCCTCTTCTTATAGCTGCTCTTCAGACCCAAGCCGCTACGCCTAAGTGACGAGGGTATAAAAACGCCCTCGTTTCGCTCACGTTATTCGTCATTTCGTAAATGCCGCCCATATTGCCGCCGAAGCATTTTCAATAGTAGCGCCACCGCATTTAATACGAACTGACTGTATCCCACGTAAATCAACTTGGAAGATGCCAAATTGAGTTACGCCACTTCTCCACCAACGCTCTCCGTTAGTGGCAGACCCAATGGTGATATTTGCCACCTCCCGCATAGGCAGAGTAACATAATTTATAACGTTAGACGCCGTAGCTCCAATCTTCCCCTCTACCCAATAAGCACGAGTAGCGCTACCAACGTCACCTATTACCAACGGCGTAGTAGACAATGACATCAAAGTACCTATGCCAGTAACTTCCGCAATTTGAATGGTGGCCACATTATACTTCGTCGTGTTGATAGGCCGCCCCGTAGGGTAGTTAGTATCCGTTGCCTTGGTGTAGCATGTGGCAGACTCACTAGCCCCGTTAATCTCCCATCGAAAATACTTCACCTCGCTAGACGTGGGGGGCGGATCATACACTTCCGAAGCTACCACATCATCGGTCGTAAGCGTGCTAAATTGTGCGTTCGACGGAACTACAAAAACCAAGAGAAAAAATATGATAGAAATCCACCGTAAATAATTCATAATGAAACTCCTTTCTTCGTCAGCAATAACTTAGCTGGTTGCCGCTGTGGGCGTAATTGCAAGATTCTCCATAAAGTAGCCTAGATCAGAAGCCACAGCCTTTTGGTCAAAGGCTATCTCAATCTCATGCCGGTCAGAACGTCGATCTTGATTGTACCATTTCGAAATACGGCTTCCCATCTTGGATGCACCTGTATATCCAGTCC